CCCTTGGTTATAGCTTGGGCCGCGTCATGGCCGCAGGTTAAGATCGGCAGAGGGACCGCCACACCGCGTTATTCTCCTGCACCTGACGCACCGTCTCGGGCGTGTCCCTGGCCGCGGAGTAGTTGACGGGAATGTAGCTCGTGCAGAACGTGTCGACGGGTCGAGGGGTACAGCTAGCGAGGACCCCAGCGATCCCTATTAAATTCGTCCACTTCAGCATTGGTAGGCTTCCCTCTCTCCTGCGCGCGGGCCTCTGCCGCCCGGCGAATGTTGGTCAACTGCGCTTCAACCTGCTTGATCTTCTCCTCGTTGCGCCCGGCGTCGAAGACCCTCCATATTAGTATGCCGACGAACACCAGCGCAAGTCCCGCGCCGATCGCCCAAAGCTTTATCTTTGGCCACAGGGTCAGGAACCACCTCACGTTTCCAGCCTCATGCGCTTGGCCAGCTCCGCGCCCAGCGCCGCATGAAACTCGGCCCACTTGGCGTAGGGGAGTTTCAGGGTTAGGCCGTCGAGGCCCGGAACCAGGAACGCGAAGTCCGCACGCTCCAGGTCTGGGATGATCTCTCGCTTGCTAGGCAATGCCGTCCTCGTTCATCTTCTTGCGGTCCTTACGCAACATCCAGAAGTAACCCGCCACGCCGACGCCGCCCAGCACGATGATCCCGGCCACGATGGCCGCGATCTTCCAGTCGCTGATGACCGACAGGGCCGTGACCGCGCTGACCCCGGTGGCCGCGACGTTCGCGATCTGGCCCTCGGTGTTGATCTTGAGCGTCTTGGACTGGCTCATGTCCTCGCGGATCATGTTGCCGTCGTCCTGCCGCACGTAGCCCTTGGGCAGGCCGAGCGCCTTGTCGACGCCTTCACGGGCCTCCTCGATCGTGATTGTGGACTTGCCCGCCTCGACCCGGTTCATGGCACGGATGATCCCTGCCAGTTTACCGCGCCAGTACGGCGAGGGGTCGGGCGCCACGATGGCCGTCATGTCGAAGTCGGATGGCAGGCCGGTTTCGGCGCAGACAGAGGCGAGGTACGCCGCGGTGTGGTTCATGTCCACGCCGCCGACCGCACTGCCCGCCTGACCCAATATCTCCCCACCGGGCGGGGGAGGAGCCCAGCGGTAGATGACGTCGCGCAGGGTCTTCACCCCCGCGAACTTGACATAGGAGCGCATGTTCACGACCGCGGCACGCACGCCCATGACGTTGTTTTCGAACACGCAGAAGGCGCCCGTGACCGAGTTGCGATCGACCCCGGTCTGGCCCTGCCAGGTCTGACCCTGCGGCAGGGGGCGAATGTTCAGCGGGTTGTTATTCCGCTCTGCTAGTGTGGTCATTGCTACTCCTGCGGCTTGCTGGCGGCGACGAGGTTGGCGAGGTCAGCGAGGAACGCCGCGCGCTCCTCGGGCTTGATCTTGGCCACCAAGGTGGTGCCGTACTTGTTGTTGAACAGTTTCTTCACCTTGGCCGCATCCATGCCCGGCTTCTTCGACGCGGCGCCGCAGGCTTCCTGGAGCTGCTTGTCGGTGATCTCCTCGATCTTGCGGTCGGCGGGATCACCGAAGTCGTCGTCGGCTTCCGGCTCGGGCTTCGGCTGGGCGGCGTCCTCGACCGCCTTGTCGGGAACCACCTGCGGGGCCGCCTTCTCGACGGTCTTCTCCATTTCTGCGGTGGTATCCTTGCGCGGACGACCGGGGCCACGCTTCTGCGGGTCGGTGGCCACGGCGACGAGCGTACCGGCTTCCTTGCCCAGCGCGATGAGAACCTGGCGCTTCACCATGCTCATGGTGCCCTCGATCGTGGCCTGGGCGTCGGCGCCGTCCTCGACCTTGCACTGCGCCGAAATCTCGGCCTTCTCGCTTTCGTAGGGAGCCGTCTGCACCGTCTTGGAAAAGGAAGCCGAGATCACGAATGGCACGTCGGTCATGTTAACCCTCTGGTGGTGAAATTCTGGAGTTATTTATTATCGGATATTATCGGGTACGCTGTCAACTACGCTGGCTGGCCGTCCAAAACTTTCTGCACGGTGCGTCCCTTGGAAATGCTTCGCCCAAGGATGCGTTCCGAAATAGACCCAGGCGCCACCATGAGCTGCGCCAGGACCGAACCCTTCTGGCCCATGCGATGCAGGCGATCGACAGCCTGCTCGTTTTCACCAAAAATCCAAGACTGCTCCGCAAACACACAATGTGAAGCCACATCTTGAAGGCCGTCCGTGCCCGTGGCGATCGACTGCATCTGCCCGAGGAACACCTTCAGCCGAGGGTCAAACTTAAACTTCTCGACCGCCCCGTGCTTCCCCTTCGCGCTGGTGTTACCGTCCACGCGCAGGACACCATGCGCGGCCAATCCATTCTGGAGGACAGCCAGGACAGCATGATGGTGCGCGAATACAACGAGCTTTTCGACCCCTCCGTCGAGGAGGATAAGTAGATGTTCCAGGACCGCTGGCGCCATAGCCTCACCCATCTGCCTTCGTACCGTGGATATTGCTCCATCGATCTTGCCTCCCGATCTACGCAGCATTTCTTCTTCGTCGAAATCGAGCATCTTCTCGGCGTGCAGGGCCATCGCGATCTTGCCCGTCATCTCCACCGGCACGATCTCGTACCGCTTGGCCGGGAGGTCCTTCAGCACGTCTTCTTTCAAGCGCCGCACCATGAAGTTACAGCGCAGACGGGCGTTCAACTCGGGCAGGCGAGCGGTGTATTCCCACGTCGCCCCACTGTCCATGTCGCGGCCTCCGGGATTGAAGCGGTCCTTGAACGAATTGAAATTCATCCAGTCGACGGACGAGGGGTCCAGTGCATTTGCCAACGTATAGCATTCGCGGGGTCGGTTGGGCAGAGGAGTTCCAGTGAGGGCAACGATCTGCTCGGCTCGTTCAGAAATGCCGCCAGTTCCAGCATAGCGACATTTACTCTGCCTGCTAGCACCAAAAAGCGCTCGAGTTCTCGCGGCGTCAGGGGTCTTGAGATAATGTCCTTCATCGATCACCAACAGGTCCCAGTTGTAGGAGCGCAGTGTGTCCCATAGCCCGTCGCGGGCTACTTCGAAGCTCGTGATGACGTAGTTCGCGGTCGGGTGTACCCCGTCTGAAGACTTGAACACCGGATAGACGACGACTTTCGGCAACGTAGACCAAATTTTAATTTGGCGAGCCCACTGGGGGCGCACGTTGGCTGGACAAACCACAAGGACCCTTTTGCATCCTCGCAGATTAGCCAGGGCGATGGCTTGGATCGTCTTACCAAGACCCGGTGCATCCCCAATAAGGCAGTTACTTCTGTCTCTAGCATAATGCACGCCTGCAATCTGAAATGGCATCAATTCACAGAACTCTGGCACCGGGACATGAAAACCCTTGGGCGCCTCGTTCATATTGGAGCGCTCCCACTCGGTACGCAGTGGTTGCAGCGCGGCCCTGGCCTTCTCGTCGGCGTGGTTCCACAGATGCAGGACCGCGTGCGGCTCGGGCGTGAAGTAGACGTTATGCCCGCGCGAGCGCGAAGCCGTGGTCGAGAGAGTTAGACCGGCATCCTTGGCCAGTGTCTCGACTTCAGCTTCGCGCCCGCCCCAAAGGTAGACGTCGTTGTTGAGTGTGAGCAGCACTAGTTCTGTTTGTCCTTCTTGTCTGTGTCGTCGGAGATCGCCAGGGCGTAGTGCAGGACGTAGCCGCGGGCGTCGGCTACGGTCTTGATCTCGCGCAGCTTGTCGAGCGCGTCATCGAAGTCCTCGTCAGACACCTGGCGGCGTGTGACGACCAGTTCCAGACGAAAAGACGATGCCATTAACCCTCCAAATTCGACGCAATAATTGTAGCGTGCTATACGGTACTGGCACAAGGGGCTTCTTTTCGGCTATCATGGATGAGATAAACCTACGCCGGGTGCTGACCGTCGAGCAGGCCGCCCGCGTGGCCAGGGTGTACCCCAAGACCGTAAGCCGTTGGATACAAAGCGGTTTTCTGAAAGTAGTCCCGCGCTGGGGGAAGGAGATGGGCGATCGTGTTCTGCTCGGAGAAGTTCTGGAGTGTGCTAAAGCCCGGCGCCGTGGATCATCAACGAGTCGCGGCGGAACACGTACAATGCCTCGTGAGAAGCTTTGGTACAAACGCCAGATTGCTGCGACCCGTTTCAGTCGTCTTCTCGAAACCACCGAAGAAAGAGAACGCCGCCTTGCCTGGCAGCGCGACTACGAAAGACGCAAGCGAACCAAAGGAGTGAAGAAATGAGCAACCGCGACAAGATCATAGAGGTGATGCGCGACGCGATGTTTGGATCAGTCGCGTGGTCAAGTTTCTGGCACAAGGACGATGCGTCTAAATTGTGCGAAGCCGCCTTCACCGCCTACGAATCGCACCTTGCCGCCAACGGGCTGGCGGTGGTGCCGGTCAAACCGACAGAGGCGATGCGTGCGGCGGGCAATCGTGAGATTTTCAATTTGTCGTCGGATGCGGTTGAAACGTGGACCGCCATGCTCGCAGTATCGAAGGAGGAGACGGAGAGATGAGCGACCACGACTGCACATCCAAGAAAGGATGCTTACACAACAACGTCACGTGTGGCTTCCCTCTCTGCGCGTGGGGAAAGGCTTGCATGAAGACACCCGATGCCGCGGGTTTACCTGCAGTCCCACCTCGCCACAGCATCGAAGGAGACGGAGAGATGAGCGAGGAACTGACGCCCCTGCATCGAGACATTTCCGCCGCCGAGGCACCGATATATCAACGCCTGATGGATGCGCTAAAGAAATGCCGCAGCGCACGCCAAATCTCGCAGTGTATCGAGGCCTATGGCCGCCTGATCGACACAGAACGCGATGCGGTCATGCAGCGCCACGGCTACCCGCCTCGCCACATCGCATCGAAGGAGACAGATAAGTAATGCTCGATCGTGCATTGGCCTGGGCTAGGCATGGGTGGCCGGTATTCCCCTGCAATAACAATGGCGTACCCACGCTGACGGAGTGGCAGAAGAAGGCCACCACCGACGAGGCCACGATCCGGGCGTGGGACTGGGAAGACAAGCGCGTAGCGGCGGTGCCGGGTCTGGCGGGCTGCTTCGTGATCGACGTGGACGTAAAGAACGGCAAGGACGGTGAAACGTCGCTGGCCAAACTGGAGGCAGAACATGGCTTTGAAGCGTGGGAATACCCTCAACAATCGACCCCTTCGGGAGGGCGTCATATCTTTTTACTCGGGAGCGCGCCTTCATCCGTTCAGCGTTTGCTCGGTGAAGGTCTTGATACCCGAGGAGGAACTGGAGAGGGAGGGCTTGGCTTCGTCTACGCTTACGGGGATGAGCCGCCCTGCGTTGCAGATGATTGTATGGGGGCTCCCGGAAGCCTCATGCAAGCCCTCGAAAGGGGCAAGCGTGAAGTCTCCGAAGACCGGGAAACGCCGAGGGTAGAGCTGGACCAGCCCGCCAACGTCGAGCGTGCGCTGGCGTACATCAAGGACCTGCCTTCCCCCGAGGAAGGCGAGCGCAACATGGCCGTGTTCAAGACCGCCTGCACCCTGAAGGACCTGGGCCTGTCCATGGCCAGGATATTCGAGGTGCTGGAGGAGTATCCGAGTGTCACGGGCATCCCGCCCCTGTGTCAGGAAAACCCCGAGGAGTTCAATGCGACAGTCCGTTCCGCCTACCGCAACGGGCAGCGCCAGCCCGGCATCGACGCGATCAACGAAGAAAGCCGCAACAAAGCCGCCGAAGGTTTCGACCTTGGAGAAGCGCGGCAAGTGGGCGAGGCTAAAGGCGCTGGAGGACGTAAGCGCCTTGGCCTTTGGTCAGAGCGCAAGGGTCGTGCGCCGCCAGCTTGGCTAGTGCGGGGCCTTCTCACGAAGTCGAGCCTGGCGGGGCTGTACGGTCCCGGTGGGTCCTACAAATCGTTTATTGCGCTCGACATGGCCGCGGCGATCGCGACCGGCGTGGAAACGTGGGGCGGCAGGGCTGTCGCGCATGGCCCAGTTGTCTTCATCAGCGGTGAAGGAAGTGTGGAGCCGCGCGCCCTGGCGATCGAGACGCGGGGCATCACGATCACGGACAACTTCGCGATCCTCGACGGCATCAACCTCGACGACACCGATCAGCTCATGGAGGCTGTCGAGGACATCAACACCGCGGTGGCGGAGAATTGGGGCGGCCAGGTGCCTGCCCTGATCGTGGTGGATACGCTGGCTCGAGCGGCGCCGGGGCAGGACGAGAACTCGGCCAGGGACATGGGCAGGGTGGTGCAGTCGTGTGACGGATTTCGCAAGTTGTACGGGTGCTGTGTATTGTTGGTGCATCATACCCCCAAGGGCGGCCATGACTGGCGCGGCTCCACGGCGGTGTGGAACGCCCTCGACACCGGCCTGTCAGTGAAGCGCACCGGACTGAATAGCGCCACGCTGAAGGTCGAGAGGCAGAAGGATGGCGCAATCGGGCAGGCGTGGAAGATCGCGCTGGAGGAGGTGGAAACGGGCCGCGAGCGCGACGACGAGAAGGAAGCTTCCCTGGTGATCTCGCGCGCCGAGCCGATCGAGCAGGAGCGCCACGCACAAAAAGATACCGCAGCCGAGAAGAATGGTAGCTCGGCCAAGATGCAGGTCATCGCGGTCGATGAGTTGAGGGCGCAGACGGCGGTAAAGGTCATGGAGGCCGCGGCGCCCAATTTCGAACTGGGGCGAGACGAGGTGCTGAACTTCATGATGACCGAGCTGGGGCCTGAAGCAAATCGCGGTGGCGTGAGGCGTTTCATCAAGGCCGTCGTCAAGAAAGGCGAAGTTCAGGCCGAACACCCTCTTGCAAAATACTTGTGTGATATCAATGGGTTATGCTTCAAGAGGGTAGTTGAGGAAAACAGCACACAGGAATGAAGTGAACCAAGGGGTGGCGTGTAGCGTAAGCCCTTGATATATAACGATAATTCGGCAAACTACGAAAAGGTCCAATAAAATGGGCCTTTTTTAGTGTAAGTCATTGATAACACACGATAAAACGCTTCTACGGTATGCGAAGGCGTTTTAGCCCTCATGAAGCATAAGTCATTGAAATCATTACATAAATTGCCGAAAAACTCTATACTCTCTTATCTACCACCCCCCTATGAAGGGGGGTAGTAAGAGGGGTATAGAGGTAGAGAGTGTTATTACGTCGGTCTGCGGCAGGCGGGATTGGTTTGCGCTTCAGGATGATCTGCTGGCCGAACAGTGGTTGGCGGCCCGTAGATTGCAGATGCGGTGGGGGTGATGTAAGGTGGTTCGATGACAGAGATCACCAGCAAGCCTGATTTCGAGGCCCTCAGAGATGATCTGAGGATGGGCAGGCACCGCAAGGCGTTTTCATCCCTGCGCGCCATGCGCAGGCTCCTGGAGCGTACCACGGTGGAGTGCTACGAGGGCTTGAGGCCCATGAAGGACATGGCGGCGGTTGCAGTCGCCGTGAAGGCCATGGCCGAGATATTCGTAGCGGAGAAGACGCTGGTGGCGGCGGGCCTCGACATGGAGGAGAGCAGCAATCACCCCATGGGCCACGACGGGGGCATCCCCGAGCTGGCGCCCAGGAACTACCGATCGGTCACGAAGTCGTACAAGAAGGGCACAGGAGCCCGCGGGACCCCGGTAAGCGAGTTCAAAGTTGTGGAAGAGGGCGAGAGCGTGGGCACGCCCCTGGACCAGATTACCGACCAGATGGAAGACGAATTTTAGTTCGCTGGCGCGGCAGACGAATTTGGAATGGCGCGCGAAAAAATCTCTTGGCGATATGGGATCGAAAACCCCCTGGCCAGGCCCCCTGCTCGATCGCCTGGCGCGAGCTGCGCTACGAGTGTTATAACGTACCAAGTGAGCCGGGGCTCACATTATCGGCGTTAAGTTAACTCTGTAAACCAAGCTCCGCCGTCGGCTATTTGGCGGTTTTCGCCTTGCCTTGGTTCGTGTCGATTGTGGATAACTTTCGCGCTTTTCTTGTTGCCAGCCTTTGCGCCCCATGAAATAACGTTTCTGCGGGCAGGACATTCCGGGCCGCTTATCGACGGTTTGACCGTCTATTGTAGCACTATTGAGGAGCTAGACAAATGATCAAAAAGCCTACGGGTTTTATCATATACAAAGGGCCTAGCGCCCTTGATGGCGCGCCCATTGTGGCCATTGCCATATCGCGGTCAAAAAACTCAAAGACCGCTGACATGGTGCAGACCTATATCCTGCGTGCCGACATTGACCCTCGTGAAGCTAATCGCACTGGCCAAGATGCTTCCATCTGCGGTACCTGCCCGCACCGTGGTTCGCCCAATAACTACGTCACGGGGCTAGCTACTGGCCGGACCTGTTATGTGCGCATAGATCAAGGTCCGCTCATAGTCTACAAATCCATGTTGCGCGGCATCTATCCTGTGGCCACAGGTCACAAGGCAATCGCGGCGATTGGCGCGGACCGTATGGTGCGCATTGGCACCTATGGCGACGGCGCGGCGGTTCCTTCATACGTTTGGGATAGTTTGCTGTCACAAGCGGCTGGCCACACGGCATACAGCCACCAAAGCGGCATGGCGCAATCGACCTACGATGCATCGCGCTACATGGTATCGGCTGACAGCGAAAGTGCGGCTTGGCAAGCTTGGAATGCTGGTGCGCGCACGTTTAGGGTGATTTGGGACCGCTCCGATATCGTGCGCCACAAAGAGGTGTTGTGCCCTGCCAGTGCAGAGGCCGGGTACCGGACCACGTGCGACAAGTGCGGCCTGTGTGGTGGGGCTAGCGTCGCGGCCAAGTCTATCGCCATCGTCGCCCATGGCGCGGGGGCTAACATGTTCAAGGCGGGGAGATAGGCTATGACGGACAAACCAACACTTTCCCCCGCATCGCGTGCCGCGCTAATGGCATGCTTTGCGACTAAGGGGAAACGCAAGGGATTGCTGCTAGCTAGCGCCCCCAAGGGATGCATGGGACTGCCCTATATTGCCTGGCATGTGGCTATGATGTCATGCAACCCCTACAAGGTAAGCATTGGCGCGCTTTTGATGGCCAATGCGGAACAACGTGTGGTGTGGCGTGAGGTAAACGACTATTTCGACGCCAGGCCAGCGCTTGCCAAGGTCTGCGACCTCGACCGTATTAAACTTGAAGCAATGGGAGTCTGGTGACATGGCAAAGCATATTCACGACGATAACGACGCGGCGCCGCTGGCGCGTTTCCTCGCGCGCTATAGCCCGGTCGGCCCCATGCCGGTCGACGCGCTTATTGCAATGCAGGATGCCAACCAGCGTCGACCGGGCATCCTGGCACCACGCGCGGACATCGAAGAGCGGGGGGAATAGGCTATGGAATACCTAAATCCAAAAGAACGTGGAAAGGCGCAAGAACGGCGCACCGAAATGCTGGAGCGGCTGGATGATGTTCTGGAATATCACAATATCTTGGCGCGGCTGGTAGATGTCATGGAAGCCCCCCGCAGCCGTAAAGCGGCGATAGCATGGGATGCGGCGCGGGGATTGCTGCACCGGAGGGCTAGGTCATGAAACACTATTTCGAGGCCGTTATGGTCAACAGATACGGCCGCTTTTCCGTTCTCGATATTTTCAAGGTCACTAAGCGCCGTGACGCGGACGCGGCGTATGATGCGGCGGAGAAACTTTGCGACCTAGTGCGCGGTACGCCACAAGCGCCGCCCGCTTTTGTGAGGGAACGTAATGGTGAGGTAACGCGCCAAATTGCAAAGGGTGAAAGATGAAACCGCGCCATATCATAGAAGGCCAGGAGGCGCTGGCCACCATGGCAGCTATAGCGCTGGCCATCATGGCGCTAGGCTGGATCATGTGAGAGGAAAGCCCGGATTACCCTCGGGGCTTTTTTCTTGCTTGCATGGCGTGCGCCGTTGCCCTAATGATGGGGCGAGCGAACATTGAAGGGATATTGAAATGATCACCATGGAAACAGTATCGAGCACAAATCACCGTAAGGTATTGCAGGGCCGACGCGTCATTGGGTTTGTGAACTACTTTCCGGCCATTGCCAGTATCGGCAGGCGTGAAGGCTGGACGTTCCTCCCCAATAAGCTGGACATTGACGCACGCTACCCCGCGCCGTCGCCCGTCTTTGACGATCCAAAGGCGGTTTTGCGGCATGTGCAGCGCATTCTAGCCCCTTGATTGACCGGAGATTTATCATGTCGAATGTTACAGAATGTTACAAAGCCCTTGAGGGCGCCGTTCCCGTGGTTCAGGCAAGCCCATTTTTTCAGTTACTAAAAGTAATCGAGCTCCAAGCCGCTTATGAGATGGGCTTCGAAGACGGCGAACTGCGCGTCTTGGCAGGTCAAAGCGACGAAGACTAGCCCCTAGCCCCTACATCTAGCCTAGCCCCGCCTTGTGCGGGGTTTTTCTTTGCCTGCGACCTGGCCACAATGGGCTAAGCCCTTGATACCATTGGGCTATCGGCATCATGATCGTATAAGATGTATTATGGAACATCTATCCCCCTAGGCGGTTAGGTCCGCCCTTAGTGAGTGAGCGCTCACCCCTCTTGCAATGTTATAACGTACCAGGCTGAAATCCGGCGATCGCGGAAGGGGGTGGCCCGAGCCAGGCGCGGGTCCCATAGCCCCGCCCTTTCGCCCCAGAATATACGAGGGCGTTTTCTGAAAAATATTTTAGGACTAGGGCCAAAATTCAAAAGCTAATTTGACTTTGGGTCCAAAGATATGATATGACCCAATAATGAATGATATCGCAATCAAAAATAAATCCAAAGAAGCCTACGCGCGTATGAAGGCCGACCCCGCACGCTGGGCTAAATACCAAGCAATGATGCGGCGCAAGTCGTGTCGTCAGCCTGGTCGGCGCGCGGCCAAGTACATAGAAAATCTCCCGCGCCGCTTATACGCAGAAGCGCGCCGTAGGGCAAAGAAGCGAGGGCTAGGCTTCGATATTACAGTGGAAGACGTCGACATCCCCACCCATTGCCCGATCTTAGGGTTGAGGCTGGAGGTAGCCACCGGGCAAAAGACCGGGGCGGCATACTCCCCTTCCCTCGACCGTATTCACAATGAGTACGGGTACATAAAAGGCAACGTGCAGGTTATCAGTTACCGCGCGAACACCCTCAAGAACAACGCCACCGCCGAGGAGCTGCGGAAGATAGCCGACTGGATGGACGAGAACCAGTTTTAGGTGCTACAATAGATGATGGCTGAGACACACTTCACGATGCCCACCCGCCTCGTCCGTATCCGGTGGGAGGACGCATCCAGCCAGGAGAGCGGCGGGTGGACGCCGTGGGAGGAGATACAGGCATCTGGCCCGGCGTTGATACAGTCGGTGGGCTTCGTGGCCAAGGAGACGGAGAAGTTCATCGTCCTCGTGGCCTCGATCTGCGAGGAGGACGGTTCGTCGGGCGGTGACGTCTGCGTACCGAAGGCGTACATTGTCGATCTGGAGGAGCTGAAGTGACAACAGAAGAAGCGGACGACCTGCGTAGGCGGGAAGTAGTCGCGCTGGAGACGATCGCGGCCAGGCCGGTCTTACTGACCAACGCTCTTATGACGGTGGCCTGGCACGCGGACAGCAAGGCGTGGGTGTCGCCCGACGAGTACGCGAGGTTGTGTAACCTTTGAGCCTCGTTGCCAAGGTTGCGGCTATCGTAAAAGCCACACAGAACAACCGCATCGTCGACCTGCCGGAAGATATCCGCGAGCTGACGCGCTTCATCCCGCGCCCCTTGCAGGGCCAGATGTACGAGCGCATGAAGCGCTTCAACTCGTGGGTGGTCCACAGGCGCTTCGGGAAGTCGGTCCTGGCCGTGAACGCGCTGGGCGAGAAAGCGATCGAGTGTCCTTTCACCAACGGGCGGTACGCTTACCTGGCGCCGACCTATGACATGGCGAGGAACATTGCATGGACGTACCTGAAGGACTTCGCGGACAGGATACCAACCGCGGAGAAGATGGAGAGCAAGCTCACTGTCGAGTTACCCACCCGTTTGGGTGGACGTGCGCAGATTGCCCTTTATGGGACGGATACACCCAAGCAACGCCTACGCGGGATGTACCTCGATGGTGTCGTGTTCGACGAGTGGGCGCAGATACCACCGCATGTGTGGACCCAGCAGGTCCGCCCGATGCTGTCGGACGTAAACCGTAACGGCTTCGACAATCGCCTCGACCCGAACCAGTGGGCGATCTTTATGACGACGCCCTTCGGGCGCAACCATGCTCACCACATGCACCGCCGCGCGGAGTTGTGGGCTCAAGGGCTCGGCGCCAAGATGGGTGGCGGCGAGATCGACAGTGCGGCGGGCGAGGAAATCGTCTATCGTAGTGACTGGGCCGCGGAGTTGTGGAAGGCCAGCCAGACTGGTGTCCTCAATCCCGAGGAGCTTCGCCTGGCCAAGATGGACATGAACGATGACGACGCCTACGAGCAGGAGTACGAGTGCAGTTGGGACGCCGCCGTCAAGGGCGCCATCTACGCCAAGCAGCTTGCCGAACTCAAGGATCGTGACCGTATCCGTGCGGTGCCCTACAATCCGCTCCTTCCGGTCCACACCGGATGGGACCTTGGCTTCGACGACTGTACGGCTATCTGGTTCGTACAATGTGTCGCTAACGAAGTGCGGGTCATCGATTACTATGAAGCTAGCGGCGCCGCGCTAGACCACTACGCCGACATTCTGGAGAAGAAGGGTTATCGCTATGGCAGACACTACTGGCCTCACGATGTCGAAGTTACGGAGCTGGGCAGCGGAAAATCGCGAGCCTCGGTCCTCCGTGCCCTTGGAGTTCGCGGCGTCACTGTTCCGCGCGCCAACGTGGAGGACGGCATTGCATCAGTACGAATGCTTCTGCCAAGATGCCTCTTCGACGCCAGCAGCACGCAAGATGGCCTTGACCGCGTGGCTCTGTACCACCGAGAGTATGATGAACGGCAACAGGTATTCCGGCAGAAGCCCAAGCACGATTGGACATCTCACAGTGCGGATGCACTGAGGACCCTGGCCATGGGGTTGCGTCGTTTTGCTCCCGAGGCGGGCCAGGATCATTCCCAATCAACGGCGGAAATGTGATGCAGTTTCGTAGTGCTACCGGCGCGGAGATGATGGTCGCCCACTGCGTGTGGGGCAACCATCTGTGGGCGGGCCTCAAGGGCGTCAGGATCGTGGATGATTACTTCAGGAGTGAGTATGTCGAAGAACTCGTCACCCAATGGGGCTTTACCCGTCCAACTGGACCTGTTCATTCCGGAAGACCAGCTTTCGTTTCCGACAGTGCTGCTACTACCTCATTCCTTTTCTGCCCTGCGACGGCGGGAGTTGCACAACTCGTACATGAAATCGGGCATGCCGTTCACGACCGTCTATACCCCGTCAGCCGGGACTGGGGCCACGAGCAGGCCGAAGCCTTCGCGTTACTAGCCGACGTGAACGCCGGGCGCTGGCGTACCCTGGAGCCGTCCGAGCGGGCTTCGTTCGCGGCCCACATGCGGGGGTGCAAGAACAACCCCGGCTACGAGCGCGCCTTGCGCTGGGCGTTCTCCCTCCGGAAACTCAAGCTGAAGGATCAGATGGATGCCGTCGCCAAAGGATGAGAACAAGAACGAGTTTGCTACCTGCGACGACTGTGGGTGGGTAGGCGCGGTCAAGGAGCTGAAGCCCAACCCGCGCTCTCCGATCCCGGATTGCTGCCCCGAGTGCGGCTCCCCGGAAACCTGGTGGCCTTCGGTCGATGGCTGACAAGCCCAGCGAGGCCATTCGCCCGCGCCGCATCAAGTACCACTCCTCCACCCAGCGAGGAGTGGGATCGAGCGGGCGCGACGACAGCGACAACCCCCTGTCGCAGAACTTCCTGCCCCCCGACGAGCGCGGTGAAAGCGGCAAGGCGCGCTGGTGGGCGCTGCACGGGAAGCGCTTCGCCCGCAAGGACACCGTCGAGTTTGACGGCTAGGCTCCCCGGTGATACAGTCCGGGCTATGCAAGTCCGTTATGACGTTGGCGCCATCTTCGCCCCCATCGTGCGGCTGTTTGGCGGTGGCCAACAGCAGCAACAGCAGTATTTCAACTCTGGCCCGAGCGCGTCTGAAGTTCGCGAGCAGGAACGCCAGGCCGCGGAGGCCGCCAAGAACAAGTCGATGGCCGACCAGGCCAACCGCCAGGGCGCCGCTTCATCTCTCATTACCGCCGCCGATAGCGGCTCGGGCTTCGGGGGCCTGAAGACCCGCAAGACCCTCCTCGGGGGCGCATAATGTCGGCCTACTCAGCAAATATCTCCGCGGGTGTTCTCAATACCGCCAATGGCGTGGCTACTACGGCTGCGACGACCCTCAACACGGCGAACGGCGTGGCCCCTACCGCCAACGCCGCGCTCGCAACCGCATACGCCTAGGAACCAACATGCCCCTCTCCGGTAACAACGCAAAACTGACCAAAGCCGCGGTGACGATGACGGGTTCGTCGGGCGTCCTGGTAGCGGCGGACCCGGCGCGTGCCTTTGTGATCGTATCAAATCCGGCAGCGAACGCGACCGCCGCAATCGACCCCACGGGCGGCACGGCGGCACTCACCGCAGGCATCCCGCTTGGACCGGGCGCGACTATCGAGATCACGGGCAAAGCCGCTCAGTCCGCCATGACGCAGATTGGCACGAATACCCAGGTTCTCACCGTCTACACGGGGGCCTAAAACATGATCCGCATAAATGGCGGCCAAGCCACCCTCGGCGCGAACACCTTCACGGGCGCGCAGGTTGCGCCCTCCCTCGCCCTAGGCGGCGCGAGCCTCGGCTCCCATGCGCTCGCGGTGACGGGCACGACCCATTTCACCGGCAACGTGGACTCAACGGGATACACCAATACTTCAACTGCGTTCCAAGCGGCTGCTGGTGGAAGTTTTTATTGGAATGCTCGGTCTTTGATGGCATCGCCGTCCGATGGCGTCATTAAACTTTTGAACAACGCACAGACCGACTTCTCCCGCCTCCAATTCGGCGGCACCACGTCGAGCTTCCCGGCGATCAAGCGCAACGCCACTGCACTTAACTTCCGGCTTGCAGACGACAGCGCAGACGCACCGATCACGGCTGGTGCGGCGACGTTTAGCGGTCTTACAACTATGGCGGCATTTGCCGCTACAGGCACTTCGTCTGTAATTGGGAGTACAACCATAGCAGGTGCGGCATCTGGAAACGCCACAGCGACGTTTCGAGTCTTCGGCGGTCTTAGCAACTCGGCTGGTTTCCAAGTTGCCCATAATAGTGCGACAGATGCCTCTTTGATTTTGAACACGGTTGCAGGCGGCACGCTTGGCATAGGCGCAAACAACGCCGCTGTTCTGACGTTCGCCGCGACGACCAATGCGGTGGCTATCTCTACCTCCCTCACCCTCGGCGGTGTGCTAACGGTTCCGGGCGTCACGACAGCCGCGCTCACATCGACGGGCACGTTCACCAGCGGCGCGGGCGCTCAGGTCGGCACGCTGACCAATGCGCCCGCTGCTGGTAATCCGACAACGTGGATCAAGATCATCGACAACGGCACCACTCGCTACATCCCGGCTTGGTGAGGAATCATAAATGCCCACCACCTACACACTCACGCCGACCACGCTGGTCAACTACCCGCAAGCCGAAGGCGAGGTAGATGTTGTCTATCGTGTAATCGCCAGCTACGTCGCCGCTGACGGCGAATACACAGCGTCCTGTTTCATCACGACCGATATCACCTACACGCAAGGCACGCCGTTCACGCCATACGCCGACCTGACGCAGGAGCAAGTCGCGGGCTGGGTTCTTGACGCATGGACACCGGAACAGACGGCTGAATATCAAGCCGCGCTTGATCAGAGCATTGAGGCGCAGAGAAACCCGACGACGCAGGTGCTGCCGTTGCCGTGGGTGGCCGTCGATGGTGGAGCCGTTTAATGAAGCTCGATCTTTCCGTCCCGGCGATCAACATCATCTGCAACGCGCTACAGGCCCTTCAGCAGCAGACCGTCGTCGTGCTTGAGCAGATTGCCGAGCAGGCCAACGCGCAGCAGGCGCCGCAAGAAGCTACCGAGCAGGAGGCTGACGAGGATAAAGGGTGAAAAACAAACTAGCCGACGCGATCGTACAACGGGAAAAGACCAAGCGCGGCGAGCGGAGTACGTGGGAAAGCCTGTGGCAGTCGATCGCCCGCTACTGCCTGCCTAACTCTGCGTCCTTCATGGAACAGATCACGCCCGGCCAAGATCGTATGCGCTGGATTCTGGACAGCACGGCCCCGCGGTCGCTGGAAATGTTCGCGTCCTTCCTGCATACCCTCCTGAACAACCCGGCCTCCGAGTGGGTGCGCCTGGGCGTCGAGGGCGAGCCCGAGCTGACGCTGTCGTCGTCCGTGCGTGGCTACATGGAGACGTGCCAGAAGCACATTATGAACGCGCTCACGTCCCCCAGCGCCGACATTTACTCGCAGCTCCACCAGGTCTACCTCGACATTGGCGCTTTCGGTACGGCGGTCATGTTCGAAGACGTCATCAACAGCAAACTGCGTTGCCGCGTCTACCACCTCGACGACTGCGTGATCGACGAGGGTGAGGACGAGAACATCGACAGCATGATCCGTCAGCGCACGCAGAGCAAGCGCGCGGCGCTCCAGCGCTTCAGCAAGGAGAAGCTGGGCCGCGAGTACGAGAACATCTCCGACGACAAGCTGAACACGAAAGACAAGTTCCTGCACGCGGTCTTCCCTGCCAACGATCCACTGGCCGAGGAATTGCCGATGCGGCAGCGTCTCAAGGGCGCCGCCTACTACTCGTGCTGGATTTTGACGGGCCACGAGAACCGCATCCTCGAGTACGGTTCCTACGAGGAATTCCCCTACTTCGTCCCGCGCTGGTACAAGGCCCGCGGCGAAATCTACGGGCGCAGCCCGGCCATGACCGCAATGCCGGATATCCGCATGGTTAACCGCATGTCGGATACGATCCTGCGCGGTGCCGAGAAGATCGTCGACCCGCCACTGGTGATCCCGGACGGCTCGCTGGTGTCGCCTGTACGTACATATTCCGGTGGCCTGACCTTCACCGAGGGGCAGGTCGATATCAAGACGCTGATCCCGCCCGGCACCAGCCGGATCGAGACGGGCAACGAGTTGCTGATCGCCCGCCAGGGCGCCATCAAGGAAGCCTTCTTCACCCCGCTGTTCGTGACTCCGGACAGCCCGGTCAAGACGGCCACGCAGGTTCTCCAGGAAGTCGACGAGCGCAACCGCGCCCTGTCCCCCATGCTCGTGCGTATGCAGACGGAGCTGTTCTCGCGCCTCGTCACGCGCACGTTCAATATTCTCGATCGATCGGGCCTCCTGCCCAAGCCCCCCGCCGAATTGTCTGGCAAGCGCCTGAAGCTGGAGTACGTCTCCCCGCTCATCGCCTCGCAGAAGCAGATGGACGGCCTGTCCCTCATGCGGACTTTCGAGCAGATGGGCCTGTGGGCGCAGGTCGACAAGGGCCTGTTCGACTGGATCGATACCGACATGGTGGCCCAGCTTATCCCGCAGGCGAACGGCGCCCCGGCCAAGATCGTGCAGAGCAGCACGACGGTCAGGGCTACCCGTGCGGCGCGGGCCAAGCAGGAGCAGGTTGCGATGCAGGCTCAGATGATGCCGGAAGCGGCGCAGGCGGGCGCGGCCCTTATGACCGCGGGAGCGAAGGTAACACAGGCGAACAATGCAGGTTAGCAGAGAGGTTGGGCCGGAAGAACTTCTTCTGGCCTATCAGGAGTGCTTTGGGTCGCCGGTAGGCAAAGTCGTCCTTACCCACCTGGCCCACAAATTCGGCTTCATCGAGAAGTCGACAAACGTGCCGGGTGATCCCTACGGCACGCACATCAACGAGGGTCATCGAGGGGTCCTGGTGTATATCGGCAAGATGCTGTCCATGACGACGGACGATCTGAAGCAGCCGAAGGCCGCGGAGAGCGAGCCGTTCCAACAAAAAGGTGAAAGCCATGAAGGCGAGTTTTAGGATTTATTATGACGGAGAAGGTGATGGCGGAGCGGGCGGAACAGGAGGGAGTGCAGGCGCTCCTGGCGGCGCAGCTCCGAATAGTCTCCTTGGAGGAGGAGCTGGCGAAGGTGCAGCGGGAGCTGGGACAAAGGATACTGGATCAGGCGAACAGCCAGGCACAGAAGTTTTTAAGCTCCCTGAAGGCTGGGACTACCGAAGCACCCTTCCCCCCGAGCTGAAGGAAAGCCCTTCGGCCAAGAAGTACGCGAACATCACGGAGCTGGTGCGCGGCGCCGACAACCTCCAGCAGTTCGTGGGCCGACCCACCGAACACCTGGTCGAGCTGGCCCCGAACGCTACGCCCGAGGCCAAGCGCGCGGCGCTGGAGAAGATGGGTCTGCCCAAGGAGATCGGCGCCTACGAGCTGAAGCCCCTCAAGGGTGACGCTGCCAATCTCCTGAAGACGGACCACCCGAACTTCGCGGTGCTGAAGGAGACGGCGTTCAAACTGGGCATCCTGCCCGACCAGTTCCAGGGCTTCGTCGAAGGCTTCGGTGATCTCGTGGTGAAGGGCCAGCAGGACATGGCCGCAGCGGAAATCGATCGCACGGCCAAGAACATCGAAGCGCTCAAGGCAGAGCTGGGCGAGGCGTTCGACGGCGACGTGGCTGCGGCCAACTTCGCGGTCAAGAAGCTGGGCGGCGAGGAGCTGGCGGCCAGTATCAACAAGGCGGGCCTGGGCACCGATGCCCCGCTCCTGCGTATGCTGTCCAAGGTCGGCAAGATGCTGGCCGAGGATGAGGGCGGCGGCGACAAGCCCGGTGGGTTTGGCGAGGGCATCACCCCCGCGTCGGCCAAGGAGCAGGCGCAGGAATTGCTCAAGCAGGCCATCAATGAAACCGACCAGATGAAGCGCCGCGAGCTGAACGCCAAAGCGCAAGACCTGTTCGCCCGCGCCGAGAAGCGCGCCAAGTAGACTTGACAATTCCGTGGAAGTATGACAACCATACTTCCACGGACCAAGATCGGCCCCTGCACAGGGACACCCGGCGCGGTTCCACCGAACCCCCACAACCTATGCAGTAGGCAACGTATCTAAATGCGTATTCTTTACTCTGTCGACATTCCGGTGTCGTATGTCACCCAGTTTTCCAGCAACGTCCATCTGCTCGCGGAGCAGAAGGTTTCGCGTCTGCTTCCCGCGGTAATGCGCGAGGACGTCACGGGCGAGAGCTGGGCGGTCGAGATCACGGGCGGCATCGATGCACCGAACGAGATCAACGAGCGCCATGGTGACACCCCGCTCAACAACACGCCGCAGACCCGGCGCTGGGGCTTCATCCGCGACTATGACGTGGCCGACCTGATCGACAAGCAGGACCGCGTCAAGATGCTGATCCAGCTCGATAGCGTCTACACCATGCGCCACGCGGGCACGATGGGCCGCGGCATGGATGACAGCATCATCTCCGCGCTCTACGCCACGGCCATCACGGGCCACACCGGCACGGGCACGACCGCCTTCCCGACGTCGACCCAGCAGCTCGCTTCGGGCTCCACGGGCCTGACGATCGACAAGCTGAACCGCGCCAAGGAAATCCTCGACGCTAACGAAGTCGACGAGTTCTACCCGCGCTTCTTCGCCGCTGGTTCGCGTCAGATGCGTGAGCTGCTTGAAGACGACAAGGTCACGTCGACGGACTTCAACACGGTCAAGGCCCTCGTTCAGGGCCAGGTCGATACCTTCCTGGGCTTCAAGTTCATTCGCACCGAGCGCCTGATCTCGACGTCCAGCGTTCGCAACTGCTTCGCCTGGGCGCAGCCTGCCATCCGATTCGGCACGGCCATGTCCCCGAACTCCACCGCCTCGCCCCGCCCGGACAAGCGCTACGCTTCGCAGATTTATACCTGCGGTTCGTGGGGCGCCCTCCGCACGGAAGACGAGATGGTTGTCTCGGTCCTGTGCAGCGAAGCCTAATAGTTAGAAAAGGAACCTGACACATGGCTACTCTCTACTCCGATATCATCACCAGCCTTCGCGCTTCGCCTGTTGTGAAGCCCGACAGCGGTCAGTCGAACGGCAAGGTGCGCTGCGATACCTTCACCTGGACGGGTGACGCCGCGCAGAACGACCTGGTCGAACTGTGCAAGCTTCCGATCGGCGCCCGCATCCTCTACGGGTTCGTGGACTTCACCGACTTCGGCACGTCGATCACCCTCGACATTGGCGACGGCACGACCGAGAACAAGTACCTCTCGGCTCTGGACGTTGCTACCGCCGCGGGCACGTCGGCCTTCGCAAACACCTACGCGCTCTACGGCGTTGGCCGCGAGCGCCTGTCGACGGCCATCACCCTGACGGCCAAGCTGGAAGGCGGCAACCCCGCCTCCGGCTCGCTCTACGGCTACATCTACTACACGGTCGAGTGATTAAGGAGCGCGCTTAATGGCCACCCTTACCCTCAACGCCTCGATCACCCCGTCTCGACAGGTCACTGTGACCTACGGGACGGGAGGGTCCCTCACGGGGTCCGTGGCGCTCCTGATCGACAACACCTTGACGTCCGGTATGGACGTCGAGAAGTTGATTGCCGGATTGGTGCGTTCGTACCACCGCCAATCGTCCAAGGCGTCTTCGGTAGGCGGCATCGCCACCACGGGATCGACCTTGGAGTAGTCTCCGCGGCGGGCGTTTCCCTCACCCTCCTCTCCCCCGCCGCAGCCCCCTGTCCCTTGTGGACAGGGGGTTTCTCTTTGTGCCATACTATTGGGGCTGCGGCGTCCCGAAAGGGAGTATCCCCGCGAGGGTGTGCCGGTCCTGCCCCACAAGCGCTTTCAAAACGATACGAGGCGGCGCCGCAGCAACTATTTCCTTTACAAGCCATCCGTGATACCCTCCGGGTATGGCGAGCCAAATCCAGATTTGCAACGTCGCGCTAGTTCATTGCGGCGAGGCGTCGATCACTTCCCTCAACGAGGACGGCAAGGCGGCGCGGGTCCTGAAGCGCGTCTATGACGTGGTCCTCGACCAGGCGCTCACCGACTACCGATGGTACTTTGCGGTGGAGCGCGCCGAGCTGGCCGCAGACCCTACCGCCCCAGCCTTCGGGTTTTCCAACCGCTTCACGGTGCCGTCCGACCTGCTCCAGCTTATCGGGATCGGTGGGGACACGAACGAGAGCAAGCGTAATTACACCGCCAGTGAAACAATCTTCAAGCGCGAGGGCCAGTATATCATGGCCGACGACGCGCCACTGAAGATCGTATACGTCAAGCGCGTCACCGACCCCAGCCTGTACTCCCCGGAGTTCGTGAAGTACCTGTCCTACCTCCTGGCCACGACCATCTTCTATGACCTGACCAAGGGCGCCGACCGCTACACAGCGCTCGTGCAGGGCCGGGAGCAGGCCGCCAAGCAGGCCAAGTTCAAGGGCGCTATCCAGGGCACCCCGGAGGTCATCGTCGCTAGCGAATGGATAGACTCTCGGTTTTCGGACAATTATCCTTTGAGGATCGGTCCGGTTGTTTAAGAGGTTTAATTCGGCATCCCGGCTATTAAAACAAAAGGGCGTATGTTTTAATTAATGGCTCGCGCTAATCCAATCCAGAGCAACTTCACTGCGGGCCTGCTCACCCGCCGCCTACGCGCTCGCGACGACCTGGACCAGTACAGCCAGGGCATGCGCCAAGCGCTCAACGGCACGATCCTGCCGCATGGTGGTTTCATGCGCCGCTCGGGCTCGGTGTTCGTCAGTGAGGTCAAGAATCGCACCAGCGCGAAGAACGCGCTCATCCCCTTCGACGTGGCATCCGACCAGCAGTACATCATGGAGGTCGGGCACAACTACATTCGATACTACGCCAACCACGGCCAGGTCGAGAGCAGTCCCGGCACGCCGCTGGAAACGACGACGACCTATAGCAACGACGAGCAGCAGGACCTTCGTGTCGCCCAGCAGGTCGACATCATGTATATGGTCCACCCTAACGGCCATCCGTACAAACTGTCCCGCACCAGCCTGACGTCCTTCACCTGGACCAAGGTGGCGTGGAAGGACGGCAACGCGCCTATGCAGCCGTCCAATATTACCGCCGTGACCTGCACGAAGACAGGCGGCGGTAGCCCCTATACCTTCACCTTCTCCGCGGTCCCCAAGCCCGGTGGGTTTGTTACGGCGGATGACGTGGGGCGCACGCTGCGCTTCCATGACGGCGTGTACCAGATCACGACGGTGTCCTCCACCACCGTTGTTATCGCCACGGAGCTGAAGGTGCTGGCCGACCCCGCAGGTTCCGGGTCCACTCTCGACTGGGCGCTGGGCCTGTTCTCCGACACCGATGGCCCCCGCGCCGTGATCTTCCACGACGGGCGCCTGTGGTATGCGGGCTCGCGCACGGCACCGGACGTCATCGTCGGGTCCATGTCCGACGACTACGACAACTTCTTCCGCGGTCTTAGCTACGGCGTAACGCCAACGATCAACGAGGACGACAAGGCGATTGTTAAGCGCGTGCAGGGCAAACGCTTGCAGACGATCATGTGGCTGGCCTCACAGGCGGACTACATGGCGATCGGCTCGGCGGGCGGCGAGTTCCGCATGTTCTCGTCCGACGCCGCGGGCATCCTGACCCCGAACGCTTCAGTTGTCCGCTCGGCCACGTATCGCGGCGCCGCGTACAAGACCCCGGTGCAGATCGACAGCCAGATCATGTTCGTGCATTCCAACCTGCGGGAGTTGTATGAGCTGCGCTACGAGGTGGTGAAGGACAACTTCTCCTCGCGCAACCTCATGCTCCTGGCCGAGGACGTGCCCGACAGCGACGTCAATGGTAACGGTGGCATCCTGCGTATGGCCTATCAGGCCACGCCCGATAGTACGATCTGGATGGTGCATGGCGACGGCTCCCTGATCGGCCTCACCTATGAGCCCGACCAGAAGGTGCTTGGCGTGCATACCCACTCCGTAGGTAACGGCCTCGCGACGGTCAATGATATCGCGGTGGTGCAGAACCCTACCTCGTCGGCGCACGAACTATGGTTCCTCGCGACGATCGACGTGAACGGCACGACGGAGCAGTACGTCTGCTACATGGACGCGCAGTACCGCCCGGCCCTGTCCTACGAACGCGCCACCGATGACCAGAAAATCCGTGCGCTCGACGAGGCGTACTTCGTCGACCTGGGCTTAAAGTACGACCTGCCGGTCCTGATCGCCAGCTTCACCAAGGCGGCGCAAGGCGTATTCACGGCCACGGCGCATGGCTTCGCGGACGGCGACCGCGTCAAACTGCGTGCCCCGCAAGGCCCCGCGGAAATGGACCGCCTGTCCGCGATCGTGTCCGACAAGACCACGAACACCTTCAAACTGAAGGACGGTAGCGGCAACTATATCGACACGACAAATTGGGCGGATTTGGGTGTCGTATCGGGTGCGTCCACGACGAACATGAACTCCCCGCTCGTGCGTAAGGAAGTGACGACGATCACCGGGCTCGACCATCTGGAGGGCTTGACCGTGGCCGTGCTGGCTGACGGCATGGTCCACCCGGACGAAGTTGTAACCGGGGGCGAGATCGAGCTGCATAACCGCCGCGCGTCCATCGTGGCCGTGGGCCTGCCCTACACCTATCGCGGCGAGACGCAGCGCTTCACCGCTGGCGGTAAGCTGGGCACAGGCCAGGGCCAGCCCGCGACGATCGACAAGATCGCGGTCGTCCTGCACAACACCATGGGCGGTTCCCTCTCTACCGGCAACGGGTTGGAGCGTGAGCTGGATGCGATGAACTTCCGGGAGGGTAATGGCCCCATGGATCAGTCGCCTCCACTGTTCACCGGCACGAAGCTTATCAGCGTCGACACGAGTTGGGATACGGAGCCCACCGTCTACTTCGAAAACACGCAGCCGCTCCCCATGACCGTGCTGGCCGTCGCGCCCCGGATGATGCTCAATGAAGGGTAAAGTAAAGTTCAGGCCGCTGCGCGTGTCGGACTTCTACGAGATCGAGTTGCAGCCCCGCCATGCGGAGGCCAAGCCGATGTTCCAGGCCAACCCCCTGCTCCTGCACGCGCTTACGGAGAGCCCGTTCTCCTTCACCATGACGGTCGATGGCAAGCCCGTGGCCGCGCTAGGGCCAACGGCAAACCGCGAGTGGTGGGCGTACCTGGGCTGTGACCTGAAGCGCAGCATGGTGCGCCTCGTGCGCTACACCAACGCCATGGCGGATATGTATGGCCCCCTGTGGTCGAGAGTGGATCGCACCAACCCGGAGGGCGAGCGGTTCATGTTGCTATTGGGCCTGCGAAAGGTTAAGGTAGCGGAGGAAGGCGTCCTGGACACCTGGATACGTGGCAATGCTAGTTAGGTACGATCCATTTACCGCCGTTCTGGCGGGCGTTTCCGCTGTCGGCTCCATTGCTGGCGGCGCCATGGCCAGCAATCAGGCGTTCGACGAGGGCGTCTATAACCGCGACTTCTTCAACTACCAGGGCACGCAGGAGCAGATCGGCCTCAACCGCGATCTCGACGCCCAGCAACGCGAGCGCACGGCCACGATCTCGCGCACGCGGGCCATCTTCGCCGCGCAGGGCGGGGGCTCCGAGCCCGACTACGTGGCCTCGCGCGAGGGCCTGTTCGACGCCCAGCGCCTCTCCCTGATCCAGGACAGCGAGGCCCGCCAGATGGTCCTCCGCACCAAGGCCGGGTTTGCCATGAAGGCGGGCCAGCAGGCTGCGGACAGCGCCATGATTAAGGGCATCACCGGGGCGATCCCCGGCGCCACGTCCCTCTACAAAGAAGCCAAAGGTAAATAATGGCCAGCGGTAAAGGGCTGCGCCTCCCCGGCACCGAGTTTGAAAGCACGGGCAACCGCGCTCGATCGGTAGCGGCGGGTGGCCCCAACGTCGGGGGCTTCAAGAACACGACGGCCACGGACATTGGCCTTGGCGCTGCGGTCGCGCTGGAAGCGGTCAACAAGATCAACATTGAGCGCGACAGTGTCGCGTCGGTGAAGGCCGAGACGGAAGGCGTGACCACGGCAGAGAAGGCCATGTCCGAGCTGGACCCGATGGCCCCGGACTATCAGGACAAGATCAAACAGATTTGGGGAGACGCGGGCAAGAACGCGCTGTCGACTTCGGGCATTACCACGTCCGAGGTCAAGAACGATCTGGAGCGCCGCTTCACCCGCCACGCAGCCGGTGCGGAGCTTATCGGCATTAAACTCCGCAAGGACGCCGTGGGCAAGGAAGCCCTCATGTCCGCGGGTGATGCCATGAACGCCACCGCGGCCAAGATCAGGAACGATCCCGCGGGCGCCAATAACTATCTGGCCGAGCACCAGGCGGACATGGAACGCCTGAAGGTCGGCATGGACCCCAACCAGCTCCGCGCTTTCTCGCGCAAGGCCGCCGATGAGTTCGCCAAGAACCAGGTTATCGGCTACGCGGAGAAGGGCAACTTCGGCGGGGCTCGTGCGGCCATCAAGGCGCAGGCCGAGCATCTGGACACGAGCGTCATTACCGGCCTGTCGAGCTATGTAGACAGCAAGGAAAGCAAGGCCCGCGCTGACGGTGATCGCGCCCGCACCGCCAATGCGTCCACGGTTCTGCTCGATATCGAGGACCAGTTCAACGGTAAGAAAGAGATCGACCCGAACACACGCGAACGGCTGGACCAGATGAAGGCTCGCGGCGCGATCTCGCCCGAGCATCATTTGATGGCGGTGAAGACGTGGAATAACGAGAACCAGCGCTTTCAGGTCGAGGCCAAGAAGAACGCCGTCGCCGCGGAGCAGTTGGCCACGGGCACGCTGTCAAACCAGGAGAACGCGGACAGGGGGTTTGCCAACCAGTTTGGCAACGTCCCCTTCGGGCGTATCGCCTTGCAAGGCACCCCCGAACAGCGCGCCGCGGCCATCACACTGGCCACGAGTATGGCGGCGGGAACCGGATATCTGCCTACGCAGATGAGGGACCTTGTCTCCAACGCCGATAGCATCACGAACCCCCAGCAGGCGGGCTCTGTAGCCTACGCCGCGGAAGCCATGGACGCAATCGAGGCGCGGGCGCCGGGCAAGATCGCGGGCGTTACCCTGTCGGATACGGGTGTTGTGAACCGCGTGCGCGCGGAGGCCAAGCGTCTCATGCACGACGGTATCCCGAAGGACGAAGCCTACAAGCAAGCCGCGCAGACGGAAATGCCCAAGGACAAGTTGACCCTGCAAGGGGAGAAAGACCTGCGGGACCTGGGGACCGATCGACTGAAGAAGATGAACCCGACCAACCTCGCGCTGGAAGCGGTGACGTCCTTCGCGGAGCGCAATATACCGTTTATCGCCACCCCGGACATGTCGGCAAAGATGGGCGCGGTGTACGAGCGCGTGTTCAAGGAGGCGATGGTTTCCACAAACGGAAACGAGGAGCGCTCCAAGGCGCTGGCCGCCAAGAAAATTCAGGACACCTATGGCCCCACGAAGGTGGGCGTGCTGGACGCGAAGCAGGTAGAACAGGGTCCGGGTCTGGAGGAGTTTGGGGTTGCGCCGGGAACGACGGGCATGTCTGGCCAAGGTAAGGCCACGATCCAGGCTTACCCGCCCGAGAAGTTTATGAACGACTTCCCGACCTTGAGCGCCGACCAGCGTTCCAAACTGGTCATGGCAGAACTGGACGTCATCTTCAAGAACCGCGGTATCGGCCCAAGCCCGAGCAAGGACCTGACGGGGGCTCCAGTAGTTGAGCTGCGAGCGGACGCCATTACCGCCGACGACGCCCGAGCTGGCCGCAAACTGACCTACCAGATTTTCGTGCTGCGCGGCGACCTGCTTGAGCCGATCGCCACGGCCAATGGCCCGTTGCGCTATCGCTTGCCGACACCCGCCGACGTCAAGGAAAACCCGGTCTACATGGAAGCCGAGCGCGATCGCTTGATGCGAGACGAGAAGGCGCGCAACCTCGATATCGAAGTGAAGAAGCCCGTTACCGACCCGGTCGCGGATGAACGTCTCAAGCGTATGAGGGATGAGGGCCGCAAGGCCAAGGGGAACCGCTAGTGCCGTTGGATGACGAGAACGTAGTCCTTTCACCGGAGGTTACGCGCCGCCTCGCGCCGTCGTCGCCGCAGGCCCCGCTCGATGAACGGCTCGGCAAGCAGCTCTCCGCGGCGTGGACCATGGAAAGCGATATCGGGTCCATGGCCGCAGCGCAGCCCGCCCCCGACTTCATGCTTCCGTATGAAGACCCGGAGGCCGCGCGCAGCTTCACGGTGGACGACAAGCTTCTGCCCGAGGAGAAGGCGTATTCCAACCGCTTCACCGACGCCTACAGCGACCGCGACATAGAACATATTCGCGCGCAGATCGAGCGTGAGAAGACGATGAAGGCGGCGCTGGCCGATGGCCCCCTGCCCGAGTGGTTGGCGAGCATGGCTGGCGGCGCGGCCTCGCTGTCCACCCTGATCCCCATTGCGGGACCGCTGGTCAAGGGCGGCACCGCCGTCCGCGCAGCCGGTTCGCTCCTCACCGTAGGCACGTCCGCCGCTGCGGGCGCTGCCATCCAGGAGAGCATCCTGCAAGGCACCCAGCGCACGCGCACTATGGAGGAGAGCGCGGCCAGCGTTATCGGCGCGTTCCTCCTGGGCGGCGTACTGGGCTCCGCTGCGGGCGCGCTGTCGCGTCCCGAGGCCAAGGCGCTCGGCGCGTTTCTTGGTGACGCCCGCCCGCGTCTGGAGGTCGAGATCACGACGCAGCTTCGGGCCGCAGGGCTGGGTGACTTCCCTCCTCCGCGCACGAACCTGTACGACAGCACGCCTGTCGCCCGCTTTCTCGACGCCGACAACAGCCCGAACTTCAAACTCAACCGCGTCTACGACAACGCCCTGACCGATCGCGACCTGCTCAACCATGTGTCCGAGCAGCACCCGAAGATCATGGACGACGTCACGAAGTCCATGCGCGAAGTTGAAATCCTCCAAGACCGCATCGATCGTCTGAGCGCCGACCCCACCCTGTTCTCCCGCGCGCCCACGATCAAGGACAAGCCGACCCTCGACATGCTGGCCGCGCTCGATCGCGAAGGCACGCCTGCGGCCAAGGCTCGCGCAGCCCAAATCCGCGAGGGCGCCCAGCCCGCAGTCACGCTCAACCGTATGCTAAACGAGATGGACGAGGCGACGACGCGGTGGGAGCAGGCCGAGGCGAAACTGGCCAAGGCCATCAAGACCACGCGCGATACGATCGACGAGGTGGGCAGGCGGATCGAGCCCGCCGACCGCGCCAAACTGTCCGGTGAAATCGCGGACATGTACCAGAAGATGAAGGCGGCGCTGGACGAAGGCAAGGACCCGCTGGCGCTCAAGCCCAAGGACCCGATGGCCTGGCTGGAAGGCTTCGCCCGGTTCCCGGTAGAGGGCAAGGCGCAGACGGTGTCCTTTATCAGCGGCAAGAAGATCGTCGGCACGCGAGGCGGGGGCAAGGCCCCGGAGCCTCCGAAGGTCGAGGTCCCGACCGAGGGCGCCAAGGCGGGCGACCTGTCGTCTGCGGCCACGGGCGAGAACGCCCCCGCGTACACCCCGGTCTACGGCGATATCAACCGCCTGCGTAGTTCGCTGGGCGCGGCGCAGGTCAGCGCGTACCTGAAGAAGATCGGCATGGCCTCGCCTGCGATCGAGCTGTCCATGTCGCGGTTCGCGGTAGCCCGCGATGCCATCCAGCGTCTCGTCTACACCGGCATGACAACGGGCGGCCATTTCCAGGGCATCGCCGCCCCGCCTGACCTGCACACGGAGATCGCCCGTATCGGCAACCCCTTGATGCTACAGGTCGAGAAGATCGCGGCGCAGGGTTTCGACGGTTACAAGCAGGCCGTGAAGGCAGGCGAGGCCCCGCCTATGAGCCGTCTGGAGTTCAACCAGGCGGTAGCCGAGGCCATGACCAAGGGCGACGTCGGCGCGCACAAGACGATCAGCGATGCGGCCAAGTCCTACCGCATTATCGACGACAAACTGGCCGACCTGGCGACCGAGTTCAAGGTTGGCGTGTTCAAGGACGGCAACCCCGGCCTCGGCAAAGGCAAGTCCCATTTGTATCGTGCGTGGCAAGCCGAGAAAATCCGTACCAACCCATCCGGCTTCCGCGCGCTCGCGCAGGACTACTTCATGCGTACCGGCGCCAACGCCGACGACGCAGCCGAGGCGGCCAGCGAGGTCATGCACAAGATCATGGGCTCACCCGAGGGCCGCCTGATCCCCGAGATCAAGGTGTCCGAGGGGCGCGGCTCGGCCAAGGAGCGCACGTTCAAAATCCCCGATGACTTCGTGACGTCCGATGGGCGGTACTCCACGAAGGACTTCGTCGATCGCAATGTCGTGAACGTCATGGCCCAGTACGTCCGTACCATGTCCGCGGATATTGGTTACAAAAAGATACTGGACGGCGACAAGGGCGTGGCCGACATGATCGACGCCATGAAGCGCGAAGCCGACAACATGGTCGACGACCTGGGGCCGGGCAAGAAGGAGGGCGCGGAGGCGAAGAAGATCATGAACGACTTCGACCGCGAAAGCCGGGTCCTCACCGAGACGATCCACCGCATCCGCGGCACCGACCCTACCCCCCTCGACCCGCGCTACAGCGGCCTCCGTTCCGCGGGCAAGATCATGCGTGACTTCAATGTTGTGCGTCTCATGGGCTCGTCGATTATTTCGCAGCTCCCCGACCTCGCGCGCCCCATGGTCGTCCATGGCTTTATGAAGATTTTCGGTTCCGCGATCGGCGACTTCGTAGACGGCTTCAAGATGGTGAAGCTGGGTATCAAGGAAGCGCAGCGCGTAGGCACGGCCACCGACATGGTGCTGGGCGGGCGTGCTGGCCAGATCGCTGATCTATCGGAGCAGGTAACGCGCCAGTCCAAGCTGGAAATGGCCACCGGCATCGCCGCGCACAAGGCGCTCGTCCTGTTTGGTGTGTCCCCGTGGACCGTCTACCAGAAGGCGCGTATCTCCTATCTCGGCACCGACGATATGCTGCGGAATATCGAGAAGATCGGCAAGGGCCAGGAGATCAGCGCCAAGTGGCGTACCATGCTGGCCTCGCTCGGGATCGACAAGGACACCGCGCTGGCCATCTTCAAGGAGCAGCCCAACTGGGAGGAGGCGAGCCGGGGTTTCTACGTCGCCAACACCGAGAAGTGGAAGGACCAGTCGGCGGCCAACAAGTTCAGTGACGCGCTCATGCGGCATATCGACAACATGATTATCAGCCCGACTGCGGCGGATAAGCCCCTGTGGACGCAGACGGAAGTGGGCAAGAACCTGACCCAGTTCCAGGGTTTCGGCTGGGCCACCCACCAGCGTATCCTGATCTCCGGTCTACAGGACCGCGACGCAGGCGCCCTGACGTCCGTGGCCGCGATGATCGGGCTGGGCATGGTGTCCGCGGCCATGCGAGATATCGTGCGCGACGGGCAGATCGACCAGAAGCGCGATGCCCGAGGCTGGGTGCGCGAGGGGTTCGACCGGGCGGGCGTAGCCTCACGGTTCATGGAGACTGACGCCATAATCAAGAAGGCCACAGGCAACAGCCCGGTCACACTTCTGTCGGGCGGGCAGACGGAGCGCACCGCGGGGCGGGGTTTCGTAGGTCAGGCGCTAGGCTCCACGGCGGGCCTCGTGGACGACACGGCCAAGGCGGTGCGCGGTATAGCGGACGGCTCCCTGACCGGGTCGGACGTCCATAACCTGCGCCGGATCATGCCCCTACAGAACTTTATCGCCTTCCGCGGTATCCTGGACCAGGCCGAAGAAAACCTCGTCCAGCGCTACGGGCTCACTCCTCGACAGCTCCCCCAGTAACGTGATAGTATCCGTACCATGAAGGTACGTTATACTGTCCCATCCGACCAGTCGCGCGTCGGGTACTCGACCAACGGCTCCACCACCGTATTTTCCGTACCCTTTGTGTTCTTTGACAACACTGACCTGGAAGTCATTCTAGTCAATAACACCACGGCGGTCGAGACAGTCTTGACGCTGACTACCAACTACACCGTGACCGGGGGCGCCGGGACCACGGGCTCCCTCACCACCGTTTCGACCTACGCTTCTGGCTCCACCCTCGTCATCCAGCGCGAAATCCCCTACACCCAGGAGATCGACTACGAGCCGAACGACGGCTTCCCCGCGGACGTGAACGAGGAGGGCCTGGACCGGGCCACCATGCAGGTCCAGCAGGTCCGCCGCCGCGCCCGCCAGACGCCCCAACTTCCGGCTACCTACGACCCGGAAAGCGGGGATATCAGTTTCCCCCTGCCGGTATCGGGCAAGGTCCTGGCCGGAAACAGCGACGAAGACGGCTGGGATAACGTAGACGCATTTGACAGCGGTACCGACCTGCCCATCCTGATCTCGACTGTGCAGAACCTCGATCTCCTGGAGTATAACTCAAGTGGATCGGTGTGGCGCAACCGGACCCTGGCCCAGGTACTCGGGGGCTTGCTCACTACCGCTGGAGATATCCTGCGGCGTGGCGCCTCGGCTGTAGAGCGCGTGGCGATCGGCACGACCGGCCAGGTCTTCACAGTCGTGAGCGGCCAGCCTGCGTGGGCCGCGGGGCCGTGGGATACCGGCGACCTCAAGTGGACATGGAAGGCGACCGCCGACACCGGCTGGGTCCTCCTCGACGACGGCACGATCGGCAACGCAGCCAGCGGCGGAACCACGCGCGCCAACGCTGACACGTCTGCCCTGTTCACGTTGCTTTGGACTAATTTCGCAGATGCCCAGGCGGCGGTTTCGACCGGACGCGGGGCCAGCGCCGCCGCTGACTACGCAGCGAACAAGACCATCGCCCTGCCCAAGTCGCTGGGCCGCCTTATGGGCGTTGCCGGGGCCGGTAGCGGGCTGACGTCCAGGACGGTAGGCGTGACGGCGGGTGCGGAAACGCACACGCACACCGGCACGACGGGTAACGATAACGTGGGCCAATTCAGCGCCTCCGCTTCGGGCATCTTTGTCAGCAACGGGCCGCATCAGCATGCCTTCACAACCGACGCAGGTTCGTCGATGCCGCCCAGTACGTTCTGGCGGGTCATGGTCAAGCTCTAATGGAAGACCAGCAGATCGAGCGCTCACTGGGTCGTGTCGAAGGCAAGGTCGACAGGCTGGAGCAGGATGTCAAGGATATCAAATACCTGCTCCAGGAAGGCGCCGCGTCCATCTCGACCCGCGTCAGCTCCCTGGAGCAGAGCCGTTCCAAGCTACTCGGTACGGTAGGCGCGATCAGCGCGGTCTTCGGGGTTGTCGGTAGCTGGCTCGCCGCCAACCTCCTGCCCCGCATCCCCCACTAGCTTGTCTTCCTCCCGCTTGATAAGGCGGTTGAGCATATCCCTCGCCTTGTGCAGGTCTTCCACACCGTTCTTGAACGGGAAGCGCACGAGGTACTTCAGCACACTGGCCTGAAGGAAGTCCAGCCCGTTGGCCTCAATGAAGTCGATCGGCTGGATGGTGAAGCGCGCGTAGTGCGCGGGCGAGGAGATGTTGTTGTAGCTCCCGGCCAGTGACGGCTTCTGCCACACGGGGCCTACCCCAGCCAGCGGCTCACTCTCCTCATTGAACACCGGAGTCTTGGCGCCCAGCGGCGCGATCGGCTCACTCTCCATGTGCTTCACCCCGCACCACTTGAAGTGCCCGCCCCTTGCGCCGCAATCACTGCACCTAACCATGCCACGCTCCATTGTAGATCGTCACCATGCACCGCTTGCCGTTCGCGTAGGCTACGCCGAACGTATGCGACCAAGCACCAGGACCACGATTGTAGCCAAGGTCCATGAGACTGCTAGTCCCAACCATCCATACCCCATCAGTAATACCGGCTCGATGGCCATGCCCAATGAAACTTTTACGCCCCATGCGAGCAAAACCGAGCATGGAACCACGACCACCGTTGACACCAAGATGCCCATGCATACCAAGTTCAATGCCGCCATGGCTATCCTTACAGATGACATAGCTGTCGTCCTCTCGGAGAAAATTCACGTTCTTCACGCCGCGTTCCATCATAGCATACTCGAACACGGAGAAGCGGCGGTTCTTGTCGACCTCCGATTTATATACGGCGGACTGCAACTCCAGAAACGTGAGCGCATTCCTTGGATCAGACCTGTAATCCGCAGTGTCCAGCCACCGAAGGAGGGCTCCATCGTGATTGCTCGCAACCACAATACTCTCGCACCATGCGCGGCTACGCTTGGCCAGTTCGACGGCAACTTCATCCAGTTCCGCGCCAACACAGTCATCTTCAGGCGCCCCGACGTAGCGTCTAAAGCGCATCCTGCCGTTGCCGATCTCGTGATGGTTACGCGCGTGGAAGTCCAGAAGGTCGTGAAAGACCTGCCGCTTGGGGCGAAGGGTGTCCAGAATACCGCCCTTGGCCCACGCCATCTTGGCCACGGTAGGGTCGGCCTTTCGGGCGTGGGCGTCACCCCACACGATCGCCTCGACGCGGTGGCCCGTGGATACCTTGCCGTCCTTGACGCGAACGTCCAGGTCGTACATGGTGCCGTTATTGGCCGCCGTGATCTGGCGGCAGAACCACCCCCGTTCCGAGACTTCGACCAGCAGGGCGCCATAGCTATGGTGGAACTGCGCCACCTGGCCCGCCTTCTTCTGGATGTAGTTTTTCCGGGAGACGCAGCCGGTCGTGTAGATCAGCTTCGTACCCTCGTGTTTCCCCGATGCTACGCTTTCGAGCGCGAGTTTGGGGTGGGGAATTATGCAGGAGTTGCGCCCGGTGTAGCTTTCGAAGCCGCTGATCGGGCGGCGGGCGGTGGGCAGTATTTGCAGTTCGCCGCACCATTCAAGGCCAGGGGCTATAAGCCTGCGTTCGTCGCAGACGTAGGGCATCGCGTCCCTGGCCCAGGATCGTTCTTCACGCGCCGACTTGGCTCCCGGTTTGCCGCTTTCGTTATGCACGGACAGGTCATAGACGAACCGGGATAGGACGATCTCGGCTTGGTAGTGCTTGGCCAGGGCCAGCAGGTTGTTCCAGGTCGGACGGTGGAGCGGGGTGTCGTTCTGGATCGACGAGAACAGATATCGCTTCAAGCTCGGAACCCTCCGATGTTCTTGTACACGATCTTGTAGCCCGAGGCCACCTTGCGCTCGACCAGCCGCTCGTTGGATATGCGGAAGTTCGTGCGCTCGGCGGCCTTGCGGCGGCGCTCTATTCCCCGAAGCACACCCTCCGCTTCCCCCGGATACAGCTCTTTGCTGACCCCATCCAGCTTGGCCATTAGAACGTCTCCTCCCGCTCTGTCACCAGTTTCAGGAAACTCTCTGCATCCATGACGACGACCCAGTCGTTCTTGCTTTTGCGGTGGAACACCACCGGAGTATTGGCGCCGCAGTCCGATCGAGCCTGCGCCAAGGCCGCCTCAAGGGCGAACTTCTCCGTGCGCTTGACCTCGATATGAAAGCCCGGCAGGCCGGTGACGTCGGCGCTGTCGTGGCCGCCCTGATACTGCACCCCCCTCTTACCTTCAAAGCCATGTTCGCGGAGGAGCGCGGCCACTTCGCGTTCCCCCACCTTGCCCTTGTCGCGCGACAGTTTGCCCATCTATTTCCTGTACCGTTTGCCGCACCAGCCTTCCGCCTTGACAGGCCAATGCGCGCACCATGCCGGAAGATCGGCGGTCATGTAGTTTAGCAGGCGCTCGACCGGGAGATCAACACCTAGTTTAATACAGCAGCTTGTTTCCTTTCTTAGTGTTGGCGGCTTTAGTTAGAAGTTGTAAATTCCACGGAACATGCAGACCACATACCCGCTTGTGGGACAAAGGAACAATATGATCCACCTGTTTCCCTTCTAACTTCGCGCGTCGGTACAACGATTTTATTTCCTGTTTTTGCTCGGCTGTCAGCCATTTAGGGGTAGCGTTTTTCTTGAGCGCCCGTCTCTTGGCTACGAGATACCCGGCGTGGCCGGGGTTATTCTGCCGCCATTGCAGACGAGAAAGAGCAGCTTTATTGGGGTTGCCTGATCTCCAGGCTTTCGCTACCTTTCGTACCCTTTCTTTATTGGCTAGATAGTACAAGCGCATGTATTCTTTTCTTTGCGCTTTACCTTTTTCTCGGGCGCGGCGGGAGCTTTCCTTTACCTTATCCGGATTACGCAGCCGCCACTGGCGCTTTCGGTCACTTACGATAGCGTTTTCCACACCATCCCTCTGCTTTAACTGGCCAGTGAGCGCACCATGCAGGAAGCTCCCCGGTCATGTAATCTAGGAGCCTTGTAACCGGAATTTCCGTTCCCAAGCCTTCATCCACCTCGGTGACGATCTCGTCATAGACGGTCATAAGCACAGGCATCTCCCCGTCGCACCTACGCTGGCCGTGCACCAGGATATCGCGGCACGTAGCCTGCGTCACGCCCTGCGCCAGCTTCCCGCCCCACGTATCGATCCTCGCCCAGTGGCCGTTCTTCTGGCTCATGTAGGTCAGCACCACTTCGGTCTTGTCCGTGTGGGGGTTGATCTTCTCCTGGAGGCGGGGATCGTAGTAGACGATGTTGCGGGATGAAGGCAGGGTGCAGACCAGCCAGCGCCCCCTCACCTGGTACTTCACACCGAACGCCTCTACCTGCCTGCCAGGATGCAGCACCGCCTCGTGCGCCGCGTCCTGGAGGCCATACCACAGGCCCACCCCGGCCTCGCCGTCCTTCACCGCCTGGTCCCACGGCGGGCGGGCGATGTGGGGGTGCTTGCGCCGCCACACATTCTTGAATGCGTTCACCTCATCGTCATCGAACTTGTCACTGTCATCAAAATTACGCCAAGCGCCAACCCCGCCGCCAAACCCAAAAGCCAGCTCTCCAACTTTTCCCACTTCCTGCCGCTCTCGGGGGTCGTTGGCCTTTGTAATAGGACGCCCAAACACATCACTAGCAAAAGCGCAATAAGGATCATCGCCACGCCTGAATAGATCAAGTTTAATCTCCTCGCCTGCAATGGCCGCAATACCCACACTCTCGATCGAGGCCAGGTCCACGGCGCAGAGGTTCTTGCCCTCCCCCGCCACGAACATGGAACGCAGCGCGTCGGCCACGCACTGCATAGGGTCGCCGTACAGCATACGCAGCCAGTCGGGATCGCGCAAGGCGATGGCCTCGACAAGGCCCTCCGGGTCCGCGCCTAGTACAGGGCGGGGCAGGTTGAGCGGCTGCACTAGCCGACCGGCGTTGCGTCCAGTAAAAGCACCATGATACTGGCTAAGACCACGTACACGGCCATCCACGCACACAGCCGCAAGCAGTCCAGACAGCTTCTTTGTGCTGGCCTTGGCCAGGGAATGCCGTATCTCAAGGACCCGCCTTTCGACGCTGCCTTTTTCCGCGCGAGGGATCGCCGCTGCGACGGTGTCTGCCGTGAGATCATCCAGCCCTCCATCAACTTTCCATTGTACGAAGTCCAGTATCTCGGCCACCTGATTGGCCGTGCGTATCCTGCCGCCCGTGATATCAACCAGCTCCGCGGTAAGCTCTTTCTCCACCTGGCTCACGACCGCGATGGCGTTGTGGACGCTCTCGACGTCGATCGTGATACCGCGGGAGTTCATCTTTTCGTTCAGCAGGAACACGCCCCGCTCGGGGGCAGGCAGGGCGCCCAGCTCGCGGCGGATACGCTGCTCCACCCTCACGTCCTGAAGGCAGTAATCGTACAGCTCGGCCAGCAGCTCCGGGTCCTGGATGCGGGTGCGCGGGTCTTTCTTCTTGGGCTTCTGCGGCTTGCAGAGAAGCTGGATCAACTGCTTGCCGCGCTTGTCCTTACGCACGTCCAGCCCGAGTGCGCTGGCACACTGCTCCAGCCCGAGAGGCAGCGCCCGACTGGCCGCGCGGGCCATTGTACAGTCAAACTGGTGGGCCTCGATCTCGGGCCAGCCCATGCGCTTAACGCAGACATTCTCCCATATCGCGCGCTCAAAGCCGACATTATGGGCATCGACGATCGGGGCTCCCGCGTTAAGCGCCATAAATAGATACTGCGGGCCGAACTCCTCGCCCTCGATACCAAGGTGCCACAGGCGCGGCTTCTCGTCGTTGAAGGCATAGGCCACGCACAGGACTTCGGTGCTGGGATGCTCCGAATACCTATAGGCCCCCGTCTTCTTCAGGTCGGCCTCGGAGTAGCTTTCGAAGTCGATCGTGATATGCACTAGAGCGAACCGTACTGCTCGGCCAGCGCCGCCGCTATCCCGTCGAACGTCTCGCTGCGATCGCGCTTGCGGTTCTCTCCCGGAGACATGTTCCAGATGCGCTCGCGTTCCTTCGAAGGCAGCTTTATCATTTCCTCATAGACGTTGTTGGTTTCCTTCAGAAGTGGCAGGCGATCCAGCGCGAGGCCGGTCTTCTTCTTCTGCTCCAGATGGCCGTGCTGCCAAGGGTGGATATACTGGATCACCGCGCCCTGCGCCCGCAGCACCGGGAAGATAACGCTAGCCGGGTTCTCCAGCACCACGCCCTTCTTCGCTATGCGCTTGGCCTTCTCCCACAACGTCACGGTCCACTGTACCTGCGCCTCGCGCTGCCAGTGATCCGGCTTGCCAATCCCGTAGTAGCGGTTGCCGCTCACGGCCATGGACGTGCAATCCGGGTGGAGGATGGTGAGGTCCCACTCCTGCTCGTCGAGCGCCTGCATGACGTCCATCTGAAGGTGCGGGCCGCCGTTACGGGCCGCGATCAGGTCATTGGACCAGGCATCGTGGCCGCGCCGCAGGAAAGCGTCACGCACCTTGCCGCTCTCCTCACAGCCCACAAGAACTTTCATTCAATTTCCCGCATAAAATGGTGGTATGCGCTATCCGGCATAAAAAGATGCCCGGACTTTCACCGGGCGTGGGGCTATACTAGTCCCTCGATTAGTTGGACCCGTAGGCGAGTGCGTCTCACATGGCCTAGAAGTCTTCGTCACCCGACGTCGGGTCCTGGGCGGATGAGCCGCCGAGGACGCCCTTGAACACATCGTCGCGGCTCTTGCGGCCCAGACGATCGCCTTCGCCAACCTTCACGATGAAGTTGACGTAGGCGGTCAGGTAGCGGTTCGTGATCTCGCCGCTGTCGATCTGACTGCCGACAAGGTTCAGCTCCGCCTTGCACAGGCATCCCGAGTAGAATTCCCGGTCTGCCGTCTCCGAGGGCACCTCGACCGCCTTGCCGCCCACCGCCTTCGACAGGTCGGGAGCGAACTTGGACTTGGCCTCCAGAACCCACATGCCCTTCATGTACGCCATGCGATCGGCGGACTTGTCGGGGTTCTTCTTCATCGCCTTCTCGATCACCTTCTCACCGAGGGTGAACTTCTTGCTCCAGTCCTTGAAATCCACGCTGGAGTTTGTCTCCTTCGCTGCCTTGACATAGGCCGCCTTGACCGCCTCGACCGTGACCGTGTCCGACTGCGGGATCAAAAAGGTAGCGTTGTAGCTACCGTTCACGTCATCCACGACGGACTTGCGGGTCTTGCTGTCGAACTTGGTCTTGGTGAGAACCGGATGGTACAGCACCAGGGTGGCCGGACCAATCACAACGAGGGAGGGAGTAACTTTCGCCATCTGCAATTACCTTTCAAAGTGTTATCATTTAACCCAACTATTATGCCACGCTACGCTTACGCTTACAACACCCCTTTGAAAACTTCGTCACGGTTTCGCACCGCCTGCCCCGATCGAGCGTCGGTGTCCGGGGCCACGGTCATGCCGGTGTCGGGCTTGTACGCCCACTGGGCCACGAACTTCTTGCCTTCGGGCAGCTTCTCGATCGCGGGCGGCGTCTTGCGCTTCTTCTCGTAGGCGGCGTCACCGAACGTCTCGTCGAGCGGGGCGTCATCCTTGAACACACGGTCGGCCTTCTTGGCCACCATCTTCCAACCGCTGACCTGCTTACCGGCGCGCAGGCGGGTGAAGATTTCCTCGTCGAAGACCTTGGCCAGGCCCTTCACGATGTTCGTCTCGGTGGCCGCGAGGCCCAGTTCCCAGTCTTCCATGGCCTTGATGATCTCCGGTGTGTAGGTCAGGACGCGCGCCCGCAGTTCCTTGATCGCGGGGCAGGTCAGTCGTTTGGGGCAGAAGGTGGAGTTGCACCACGAACCTGGCTGTAGAAATGGAGCCGACTGTTCTGTCCTTCTTGCGGCGGCAAGCCAATCGTCACGCAGCCATGTCTTGAGCGCGCCCACGCTTGTCCACCACGATCTAACAGGCTCCACCCCGTATACTCGCGGCTGGCATATGTTGATCTCGACGGGGAAGTCGTCATCCTGCCATGCCTCCGTTCCGTACAGCGCGCCCACGGCGTACTGCATAAGCTGGGTGTTCTTCTCGGCGGATACCATGATACCGGCGCCGTGTTTATAATCGGCCACAACCGCCTGCTTGTCCCCAATCAGGGTGCAGTCGGTGGTCCCGAAGAAGTCGGGATGCACCTCGGCCAGGTGGAAGCGCTCCTCCACCAAGACCCGCGACCCCAGTTTGTTTCCGCGCAGACCAAGATCGTCTATCTTGCCGCGAATATGGTCCAAGTATATCTGCACCGCGACAGCATCTTCCTCCTTGAACTCGGCCTCGGTGGCGAAGTCCGCCTCACCGAGATAGACCACGGCGTCCTCGCCCGACTTCAGGCAGCGTGCCGCGATGTCGTGCGCCAGCGTGCCGTCGTCGGCGTAAGAGCTGGACTTCTTGGGCGCGTCGCCCATGGCCTCGATCAGCTTCACGCTGCCGGGGCAATGGAACCAGCGGTGACTTCCGGAAGCTCCTAATTTACTGTGCGCGGGAAGCTCTACTTGCATAGGGACTTCACCCACTTGGCCAACGCCTCTATCTCTTCCGGCGTCGCGTCAGACTTAATCCGGTTTGCCCGCCAGCTCATAACCACAATATTTCCTTTCACATAGCCGAAGGCGTTGTTAACTCGATCGATGGTGGGGCTTGCACCTATTGTTCTGCCCCCACCGAGCTGCAATTTAATCCCAAGAACCGGGCACGTCTCCGGTATTACAATGTCATCTACTGTTATGGAGAACTCATGCCCCTTAATTTTAGCACGTTGCTTAGCACCATTAAACAGTGCTTTTTCCACATTTAACCGCCGCCAGTCATGCCCGCTCTCCCGTTTCCTTTTCCAGTACGCGCTAACTTTTTCCGGGTTGTTTCGATAGTAGGCAGACGCACGTTGCCGGTGAATACATATTTTACACGCACCCGCATTCACGCCCTTGGTTATAGCTTGGGCCGCGTCATGGCCGCAGGTTAAGATCGGCAGAGGGACCGCCACACCGCGTTATTCTCCTGCACCTGACGCACCGTCTCGGGCGTGTCCCTGGCCGCGGAGTAGTTGACAGGAATGTAGCTGGTGCAGAACGTGTCGACGGGTCGCGGGGTGCAGCTAGCGAGGGCCCCAGCGGTCCCTATTAAATTCATCCACTTCAGCATCAATCGGCTTCCCTCTTGCTTGCGCGCGGGCCTGCGCCGCCCGGCGAATGTTGGTCAACTGCGCTTCAACCTGCTTGATCTTCTCCTCGTTGCGCCCGGCGTCGAACACCCTCCATATTAGTATGCCGACGAAGACCAGCGCAAGTCCCGCGCCGATCGCCCAAAGCTTTATCTTCGGCCACAGGGGCAGGAACCAGGTCACGATCTCACCTCACCGGGAACGAAGCAAAAGATATGGTTCGCCATCTCGCACAGATGGCTGCGCCCGTCCGGGGACTTGATCGGGCGAATGGCCCGCGGCGGGATGCGGTACTCCTTCCCGCGCTCGTAGGCGATCCAGTTGCCATCCATGTCCTGCGCCGCACGCACCGGGCGACAGTCCCCGGTGACATGGCCATTCGGGTGCTCCACCCGCTCGGAGCAGCATGAGCCGCCATCCCATGCCTTCCAGTCTTTGTACTGGTCGTGCGCCCTGGCCTCGATCGACAGGCCCAGCACCAGAGCGGTGGCGACCAGCCACCTCACGTTTCCAGCCTCATGCGCTTGGCCAGTTCTGCGCCCAGCGCCGCATGAAACTCGGCCCACTTGGCGTAGGGGAGTTTCAGGGTGAGCCCGTCGAGGCCCGGAACGATGAACGCGAAGTCCGAGCGCTCCAGGTCGGGGATGATCTCGCGCTTGCTAGGCAATGCCGTCCTCGTTCATCTTCTTGCGGTCCTTACGCAACATCCAGAAGTAACCCGCCACGCCGATGCCGCCCAGCACGATGATCCCGGCCACGATAGCCGCAATCTTCCAATCGCTGATGACCGACAGGGCCGTGACCGCGCTGACCCCGGTGGCCGCGACGTTCGCGATCTGGCCCTCGGTGTTGATCTTCAGCGTCTTGGATTGGCTCATGTCCTCGCGGATCACGTTGCCGTCGTCCTGCCGCACGTAGCCCTTGGGCAGGCCCAGCGCCTTGTCGACGCCCTCCGCGGCCTCCTGGAAGGTGATCGTGGACTTGCCTGCCTCGACCCGGTTCATGGCCCGGATGATCGAGGCCAGCTTGCCCCGCCAGTACGGCGAGGAGTCGGGAAGGATGATCGCGGTCATGTCGAAGTCGGAGGGCAGGCCCGTCTCGCGGCACACAGACTGCAAGTAACTGGACGTGTGGTTCATGTCCACGCCACCAACCGCCGACCCCGCAGGACCGACGATCTCCCCACCAGGCGGAGGAGGCGCCCAGCGGTAGATGACGTCGCGCAGGGTCTTCACCCCCGCGAACTTGACGTAG